TCCAGTTGTGGGGCGCATGGTGCCAGACCGGCAAGATTGATAAAGCGATGATCAACATGATTGCCAGATTCATGGCTACCGTCGAGCCCCAGCAAGCATCACGACCGGTATGTAGTGATGATGACGGGATGCTCATTGATGCTGTCATTCGCCACTACCTGAAGAATGTGGATGAAAATGCCTGGCGGGTTATCTTCGCCTACTATGTCTGCAACTCCAGCGAGATCCGAATTGCATCATGGCAGCATGCAGTAAGTAAGCCTCGCCTTATGAAGACGCGTGGCGGCAATCAGTACAAACACCCAAGCATCTCGACAATCCGTAGAGAGGTGAAGCAAATCATCAATGCTTCATTGTTCTGTTTATACCAACCGCTTCAAAATGCGTTTAACGATCGCGAAAATGTGAGGAAAATTGCAAATAAATCACACAACGTGCTTGCAATTTAATGAACAAATGAGCAAACTAATTCGTATATGTTGCCATTGTTGTGTGTGACATGAATGAATACCAAGCCCCGCCATCGTGCGGGGCTTTTTCGTTTCAGGGTCAGAAGCACAGCGGTTGTGCGTTCGGCTGTTAACCGAATGGTCGAAGGTTCGAATCCTTTCTGTCCCGCCAAATTCGCCTGTAGCTCAGAGGAAAGAGCAACCGCCTTCTAAGCGGTTGGTCGCTGGTTCGAATCCAGCCAGGCGAGCCATCAGCAAAACAAGTCGTCATCGCGGCGGCTTTATCTTGCATCAGGTGCATAACTGAATTCGCGAATACGTTATGCCGTCCGCTCCACGAAACGGAGTGCACAACAGGAAAGAGCATTTGTAGGGTTCGACTCCCTGCCATGGGGTTGCGCCACATGATGCGAGTCATGAGTGCTCTGTCCGTTGTGGTGAATGTCCTGATGGCGTCGTAAAGCGATAGCCGTGAATGCCGGATAGCAGCGCCGGTCACCGCAAACCAAACCCACTACCTGGGACCCTTCGGTCAGAGAGCCGACATTGCCTTACCCTCACATTGCCAGCCTGTCGCTGGCTTTTTTATTTTCAGGCTCCGGGAACCATCCTCGACATGCCTTCTTGTTAAATCGTCCCGAGGGCCTGACCTAATCAACCAGCACCAAGCAGGTGCGAACATGAAGAAAACCACTATGCAAGACAGACCAGATACCTGGGCGGTGATGCTTGCGTGGCTTGTAAACCACAAAAATGAAGCTGGCTATTCGGTACTGGCTTTTGTCATGTCGATACTCGCTACCTCGCGCGGCGCGAAATCAAAGTGGAAAGACCGGATCGCCGGCGCAACGATGTGCGGGATCCTTTGCTTCTTCGCTCAGCCGACACTCACGGCTATATGGGCAATCTTTAACTGGAATTTCCCCCCTGAGCTTTGCTGGCCGATCTCGGCTGGCGTCGGGTATGTGGGGGTGGATTCGCTTTTTGCCTATGCGCGCCGTCGCCTTGGCCTGAATGAACCGGGAGACAAAGCAAATGCTGACCCTCAGTAAATTCCAGCAAGCAACGGGCACCAGTGCGGCACTGGCCGGGAAGTGGTTTCCTGTCGTGCTGGCAGCAATGCAGAAGTACGACATAAGCACACCTTTAAGGCAGGCGCACTTCCTCGCACAGGTTGGGCATGAATCATCTGGCTTCGTGCATGTGGAAGAGAGCCTGAATTACCGCTACGGCGCATTGCTGGCAATGTTCGGCAATCGAATCAGCCAGGAAGATGCTTTCAGATATGGTCGTGTTGATTCGGGCCAGAATGCTCATCCGGCCGACCAGAAAATGATTGGCAGCATCATCTACGCCAACCGGAACGGGAACGGCGATCGCAACAGCGGTGATGGATATCGTTACCGCGGGCGCGGCCTGATTCAGGTGACGGGGAAGGCGAATTACGCCGCGCTGGTGAATCAGCTTGGCGTTGATATCGTAAAGAGCCCGGAACTACTTACTCAGCCTCAATATGCTGCTGAATCCGCAGCTGCCTGGTGGAGCAATCACGGACTTAACGCTATCGCTGACTCAGATGATGTTAGCCGCATCACCAGAATCATCAACGGTGGTACCAACGGACTGGAGGACAGGAAAGCCCGCTTGACTAAAGCTAAGGGGGTTTTATGTTCGGGTTAATCAGTTTATTCCGCATTTTCAAAAATAATGCGCACATTCTCATTCCTTGCGCGTTCATCATCCTTGTCGCTATCTGCCTGTGGGGGCTAAATGCCCGCAATCATCAGTTAACGGCGACGAACGACAGGCTGACACAGCTTAACGACAGCAAGGATGTGCAGATCAACGACCTGAGGGCTAAAAATGACGATCTGGCGGGGAGCGTTAAAGAACTTGCTGGCGCCGTTAACAGGCAAAACGTGGTCATGTCCGAGGTCGCAGAGCAAAGGGCAGAATCGGCCAAGCAGAACCGACTGCTACAGAGCGAGATTAAGCGCTACCTGGCGGCAGATAAGTGCGCTGCTGCTCCTGTTCCTGATGCCGCTGTTGAGCGGTTGCGCGCAGCAGCAGAAGCCGCCCGTGGAATACCGGGTGATAAAGCAACCGGCCCTGAACCTTCCGGCGGATCTGACGTCGCGAATTGATGTGCCTGATCTGCCAGACAACCCCTCATACGGTGACAGTGTTTCGATGAACGCGACACTTTACGGGATCGTCGGTCAGTGCAACATCGACCGGGCAGCAATTCGCAAAATTGAGAAAGGGCGAAATGATGAAAACCAACCAGTGCAGTGAAGGTTTCGACAACCCATCCAAGTTCCGCGAGGAGTGGGATAAGCAGACCCAGGGGAAATAGAGCCTCATCCATGAGGTTCTGACACAGTCTCTCCTCTGGTCTTTAAACGTAGCAAATTCTCACGGCCTCGCATTCAGGCGAGCGTTTCAAATTGACAGGAGCAACACATGGCTAAGTTTTACCCTCGCATCTCCACCTTCCTCTCTGGGGGTTGGGCTTTTATCTCATCCTTTTCGCTCACCAGTGTGATCATCGGTCGCACAGCATTCGCGCTGCGCAGGGTCGTGGAACATGTCATTTCCGCATTCGCTATGAAGATTGCGCCTGAAAAGGCTGATTGGCGGGTCGTTGAGCGAATGTGCAGCGAGAGTGTAAGAGAGAAGATCAATGTCTTTGGTCGTCACCCTCGTAATACTGGCGCGCTATGCAGCCCATTGCTGTAACCATTACAGAAGCTCTTCACTGAGGGGCTTCGATAATGCTTTTAAAATAATGGCTTAAGTAATAATCTGATCCTTCACAAAAAAAGGAGGCATCATGAAGTACGCTAAGCTTATTTCTACGCTTATTTTCGAGAGTTCAGATGGGGAAAAATATAAGTACGATATTTTTCAAGATTTCCCTGCGGCAGATTTCTACGCTGTAATTCATGCCCAACAGGAGGTCTCTACTGAAAAGTACGGCAACTGCCCGACATGGATAGTAATCAACGGCTATTTACGGTTGGGTCCGCTTAACCCAGCTGCATGTGATGAAGAATGCAAAGCTCATTTCATGAATCATTATTGACGGCGTAGCCCTCATCCCCTTAGTTGGCAGGGCTTTGATTGCCATCACAAAGGCCACTCCATCCTAGTGGCTTTTTTAATGGCTTCAACCTGAAGGGCTAAATCATGTCCAGCATCTACCAAATCACCCTGACCACCCAAACAGGCGAAACCTTCAGAGGCAAGATGACTCGTAGCCAGCCTGAGTTGGTGAACGGCTTTGTGCCGCTGGCGACGGAGACTGGCGAGTGGCTTTACTTCGCTCCGGCTGATGTAAAGCGCGTGCAGTTCACGCCAGTACCGGCAGAGCAGACCGAACAAACTACGGAGTAACCCATGGCTAACGATGACGAGCGCAGGCCTTATCCGCCAGTTAACTTCATCGCCTCCGACAACTGGCAGCCATACACCCGGCTCATTACCGCCAATGAAGTGCATGAGTGGGTAAACCGACAAATCTTCAGTGACACCGGAAGCATCCATAACCCTGACCACGAACATCTGCTTGAAGCTGACCTCTGCTTCATGTGGGCGTCTGACTCTTTCGCGAAGAAAGGGCGCTACGTCCTCGGCCAGGTCGAGCAGGTGATGCTCCGGGCCGGTGGTTGGCAGAAAGCCAGAATGGAACAGCAGATGTATGAATGGTTCGGGCGCATCCCGAAGTTCATCATCACGCTTGCAGCCGATTACTGCTCACAATGCAGTGACCTCGAGTTCTGCGCACTGGTAGAGCATGAGCTTTACCACATCGCCCAGGCCACCGATGATTTCGGCGCGCCGAAGTTCAACAAAGAGACCGGGCAGCCAGTGCTTACACTGCGCGGCCACGACGTCGAAGAATTCACTGGTGTCGTACGTCGATACGGTGCCAGCAAAGTAGTGCAGGAGCTCGTTGATGCGGCCAATGCGCCAGCAGAAGTGGCTCACATCGATATAGCCAGGTCATGCGGGACGTGCATGTTGAAGTTGGCATAGGCTTTATTAGGATTGTCATGGAGGTAACCGATGGCAGCATTATCGACAGAGGTTAAAGCCTTCATCGTTCAATCGCTCGCCTGCTACGAGACCCCGGTAAAAGTCATTGAGCTTGTAAAGGCTGAATACGGTATCGATGTCTCACGGCAGCAGGTGTCGCAGTATACACCAGGCAACGCAATGGCGGCCAAGTTGAGCCAGAAGTGGATTGACCTGTTCAACGCTACCCGTAAACGATTCCAGAATGAGATCGGTGACATCCCGATCGCAAATAAAGCGTACCGGTTGCGCGTTCTCGACCGAATGGCAACGCGCGCCGAGGGCATGAAGAACCTCGCGCTTACGGCAGAGATCATCGAGCAGGCGGCGAAGGAATGCGGCGATGCCTACACCAATAAGCATAAGTTTGAACATTCAGGTAGCGGTGGCGGGCCAATTGAGCACAACCATAACGTAGCCGTAGACGAAAAGGCGCTTAACAGCATACTGAGCAAACTATGAGCCAAATACTCGAATGGGAAGATTTGAGCGAAGCAGAACGCCAAGCCATCAAAGTCCTGTCCGAGCGCTCATTTCTCGCCTTTAACCGCATATTCTTTCAGTTGTTGCAGGGTGAGAAGTGGTCAGTTAACTGGCATCACCGATACATTGCGCAGGTGATTGAAGATATTGTTGCCGGCAAACGCCGTAATGTGGTCTTCAACGTTCCTCCAGGCAGTGGGAAAACAGAGATGTTAAGCATCCATGCGCCAGTGTGGACAATGCTGAACTGCCAGAAGGTCAGAAACCTCAATATTTCCTTCAGCGACACCCTGACAAAGCGCAACAGCCGCAGAAGCCGAGAAATCATCACGTCAGCTGAGTTTCAGACGCTATGGCCTCACTCGCTGGGCGTTAATCAGGCTGACGAATGGCAATTGTTGAACGATGACGGAAAGGTTAAAGCCGAAGTAGTAAGCCGCGCAGCAAGTGGTCAGATTACCGGATCGCGTGGCGGTTATCAGATGCCAGGCTTTTCAGGGTGGATAAACCTTGATGACTTCGACAAGCCTCTTGATGTTTTCTCAGAGGTTAAGCGCAAAAAGGCACAACAGACATTAACCAACACCATCCGCTCTCGTCGTGCCAATAAGTCAAAAGAGAACCCGACGCCTATAGTCGCCATTCAGCAGCGGCTGCACACAGACGACAGCAGTGCATTCATGCTGTCCGGCGCAATGGGTATCGACTTTGAGCATGTCATCATCCCCGCGCTCATTGATGAAGCCTATATCGAGTCTTTACCTGAATGGCTTCAGGAGCATTGCTGGAATGACGTCAAAGACAGCGAGAAGATGCGAGGATACTGGTCATACTGGCCTGCCAACGAATATGTAGGCGACCTTTGTCGCCAGTGGGACACGGACGAATACACCTTCATGTCTCAGGGCATGCAGAAGCCTATCAAGCTAGGCGGCAACGTGTTTGATGGTTCATGGTGGCAGACATACGGACCTGACGGAGATAAACCGGAGCCTGAACGCTTCGAATACCGCTTCACTACCGCAGATACAGCGCAGAAGACGGCTAACCATAACGACTGGTCGGTACTGTGCGAGTGGGGCGTGTACAAAGACGATCTCTATCTCATCCACATGGAGCGCGGCAAGTGGAAAGCGCCAGAGTTAGAAACAAACTTCAAGGCGTTTATCTCTCAGGCATGGCGTAAGAATCGGGAAGCGGGAACACTGAGAAAAATCTACGTTGAAGATAAATCCAGTGGCACGGCTCTTATTCAGAATCTTGAGAAAAAGCTTCCAATCAAGATAACCGCTCTCCAGCGAGACAAAGACAAAGTTACCAGGGCAATGGACGTTTTGCCGGTAGTCAAAGCACAGCGTGTTTATCTTCCTGCTGACGCCTCCTTCTCCTCAGAGTTTATTGCTGAGCACAGTGCTTTCACCTACGACGACACTCACGACCACGACGACATCGTGGATAACCTTATCGACGCCGTGACTGAGGAGTTACTCCTTGGCAGTGATGCCCTACGCAGACTCAAGGCGCTTGCAAGCTGAGAACTCACATGGCTAAACGCAACAACAGGCAGCAAAAGAAAATCGACAAGAAGATGAACATGGACAGCTACCAAAACGTGTTCATGAACATCGGCACAGGTGGCGACAGGTCAGCCTACAGCCGCATCCGTACAGCGCACCTGCTAACCAAAGCGACGCTCGACAGCATCTATCTCGGTGACGGGTTAGGTCGTCGGATCATCGACGTAGTAGCAGACGAAATGTTTCGTGCTGGCTTCACCGTAGACGGCGCAAACAATGAGCCTGAGATTATGTCTCGCTGGGATGAGCTGAACCTCACGCAGCAGTTTACGGATGCCGTAGCATGGGCTCGCTTATATGGCGGTTCGTTGATGCTATTCGGCGTTAATGATGGCGGAGACCTTCAGTCACCAATTGGCGAAGGTGAGCTTGAGTTTGTCCGTGTGTACGACCGCTATCAGGTACAGCCTTTCCTTCGCGATACCAACCCTGAAAGCGCAACATACGGCGAAATAACTCAGTACCAGATCAACCCTATCTCAGGAACGCCTTACTACGTTCACGCCAGCAGATGCCATGTGTTCGACGGAGAGCGACTACCTAACCAGATTCGCCATCAGAATCAGGGATGGGGCGCTTCGTGCTTGCAGGGAGTCTATCAGGCGCTGACTGATTACGGCATGAGCCACGCACACGCTACAAGCCTGCTTGAGCGCAAACAGCAGGGAGTCTGGTCTGCTGCTGACCTGGCTGACCTCTGCAAAGACGGTGAGGGTAGAGATGCAGTTCAGGCTCGTCTCAACATGGTCGACATGACGCGCAGCAACGGCAACACCATCGGCGTGGATGCGAACACAGAGAAGTACGAGCTGCTTAATGGCTCTCTGGAAGGGGTAGTAGATGTACAGGACCGTAAGCAGTTACGCATATCAGCGTTGACCGGTATCGATGAGCAAATCCTGTTCACCAAAACGCCATCAGGTCAGGGCGCGGATAAAACCACCGTTCCTGAGTCATGGAAGCAGCTGATTGGACGCAAGCAGAAGGATGAGGCGAGACCTGCAATAGAAAAGGTGGTCAACTTCCTCACCACTGATAAAACATGGACGATTAAGTTCAACCCTCTCTCTGTACCAACAGAGAAAGAGCAGGCAGAGACGGCTAACCAGTGGTCACAGGCTGATGAACGTTATTCTCAGCTTGGATGGGTGAGCAACGATGAAGGTGTCGCCACACTGAAAAAACGTGGAGGCTACGTCTATCCGGAGATGAGCAATGGCTAAAGTCTGGCTTCATCCCTACGGCATAGAACGCGACTACACCAACGCGCTTGTAAAAGCCACCAGGCAGTTCAACAAAGAAATCAACTCAGCATACGGCGATATCCGCTTCGATGGCTGGCAGGACGATATGTCGGCTGTGCTGGCCTATCTCCGCAATGCTGGCAACCGCATCTTCCAGCCAGTAATTGAACGACTGCCGACATTCTTTGCGCTGACGAGCCAGTTTAACGACAAGCAATGGCGGTTGGTTGTGAAGGGTGGAACTGGCTATGACATCCCGCCATCGCAGGCGGTAATTGCCGGCCAGACAACTGTTCCCGTCTCATCTGGCGTGCTTGGAGTAGATGCTTATCGCGCAGAGCCATGGCTGAGAGAGATGCAGGAGTTATGGGTATCAGAGAACACCAGGCTGATTAAATCCATTCCTGCTGACGAACTGTCGGATATGGAAGGCATCATCCAGCGCGGCGTAATGAATGGCTCAAGCGCTGAAACTATCAGGAAGCAGATTCAGGAGCGATATGGCGTCACTGAGAGGCGCGCAAAGCTGATCGCAGTGGACCAGATAGGCAAGGCTAATTCAGCGCTCACAAAGCAGCGTCAGGCCGATGCTGGGGTGAAGAGGTATAAGTGGCGAGGCGTGTTGGATGAGCGTGAAAGGCAAGTTCATCTATTTCGTGAGGGTGAGTCATACGAGTGGAGCAACCCTCCGCCTGATGGACATCCCGGGCAACCTGTTAGGTGTCGATGTTACGCAGAGCCTGACTGGTCTGGTTCAGTTTTCGATATCGGCGAATAAATAAGGCAAAACATGAAAACAGTATCTCGCTTCGATGTGGGAGAACTCCGTGCGTCCGTAAACGAGGATGGCTATTTGGAGGACGTGCCGGTAGTAGGTCGCGTTGGCATCCAGTTATATCGAAATCCAGATGGCTCAGTGCGTCGTGAATTACGCCCACCTGAAGAAGTATTCAACGCTGATTCACTGGCTAGCTTCAAGGGCAAGCCGATCACTATCGGTCACCCGGGGGCGGTTAATTCCCGCAATGCAAAAAAGCATATGGTCGGGACCATGCTCGAGCCAGGCAGACAGGATGGTGAAAACGTCAAAGTGCCAATCATGGTGTATGACGAGAACGCCATTAACTCAGCAACCAGCGGCAGGACAAAGCAACTATCCCTCGGCTACCGACTCGACCTCGATGAGACTCCAGGTGAATGGAACGGTCAGCCATATGACGCCGTTCAGCGAAACATACGCATCAATCATCTCGCCCTCGTATCTAAAGCCCGGGCCGGTGATGTAGCAACACTGAATCTCGACGGTGATGAAGAAATCACCTTAGACGATGACGACAACCAACCAAAAGGTAAAACAATGCAGAAATTGCGACTCGACAACGGGCTTGAGTACGATGCTTCTCCTGAAGTCGTCGTGGCGTTCAACGCCCTTAAACAGGATGCAGAGGACGCTAATACCAAGCTGTCCGAAGCGCAAACAACCATCTCCACCATCACAGCAGAGCGCGACACTCTGAAGGCTGACGCAGCAGAGTTTGAAAACAAGCTGAAGCAGGCTCGCGAAGATGCAGAGAAAACCATTAAAGCTCGCACCGAACTCGAAGCAAAAGCAGAGAAGCACGGCATCAAGTGTGATGGCCTGGATGATATTGCCGTCAAGAAAGCGGTTGTAGCCAAGCTGAAGCCATCTATCAAGCTCGACGGCAAAGACGACACCTACATCAATGTCGCTTTCGACATGGCGATTGAGTCAGCACCTATGGAGCAGCAGCGCAAAATCGTCAATCAGGACAAAGCAGAAACTCGCGATGACTCAGCCGAACCAAAAGGCTCTGCCGCTGCTCGCCAAAAATACCTCGACCGCCTGCACGGCAAAAAGGAGACAGCATAATGCCTGTTCAGACTTCCTACGATAACGACATGCAGATCGCAATGCCCGGCATGCGTTCAGATTCAACCCATCAAATCACAGACGGTTGCAACGCAGCACAAGGCGCTATCAAGCCTGGCTATGTGGTAGCTCGCGTATCAGTAGCTAACGACAAGCGCGTAGTTAAACAGGTATCGGCGGCTGGCGATGCAGCAAACCTGATGGGTATCTGCCGCTTCAGCCACTACGGCTGCGTCACAGGTCAGTATGAAGACGGTGATGCCGTCAACGTGATGACATGGGGCCGAATCTGGGCTGTAACCACCTTAACAGCAGCACCAACCATGGGTACAGGCGTTAACGTTCTGACGTCTGGCGCAGACGCTGGCAAGGTAGCAGCGACCGGTGGCTCTCTGGCTCTTGGCTGGGTGTTTACTGGTAAGTTCACCACTTTCAAAAACAGCGCTGGCGCAACAGTTAACCTGGCTGAAGTTCAAATCCGCAACCAGGCCACACAGCCAACCGCATAAGGAACAATAATGGAACAGATGAATTACGACGAAGCGGACCTGTTCGCTATTGAACACGGCGCGGCGGCTAACGGCATTCGACTGGATGAAGGCGAGTCAATCTTCCTGGCTCGTGAACTGGACTACGTTAAAACCAAGGTTTACGAAGTCGAATACCCTGCACTGACTGCGACCACTCTTTTCCCGGTGACATCAGAAATCCCTTCATATGCCAAAACGTTCACTTACGGCGTATGGGATGCAGTAGGCATGGCGCGTATTATCGCTGACTACTCTGACGACCTGCCAAATGTCGGCGTTAACTATCGTGAAGAAACCGGCAAGGTGTTCAGCCTGGGTAACTTCTACGAATACAGCCTGATGGAAATTCGAGCATCACAGGCAACCGGTAAGAATCTGCCAACTCGTCTGGCTAATGCGGCTCGTCGAGCGCATGACGTGAAGGTTAATGACCTGGCGTTCTATGGCGATGATGATTATCAGATCGTCGGCGTTTTGGATCACCCGAACATTCCAGTAACTACCTCTGCTGGCTGGACTACAGGCGAGATCGCGTCTGGTGAACTGGAAGATGCAGTATCAGCAATCGAGACGGTAACTAAAGGCCTGCACTCTGCGAACGTGATCGCACTGCCGCCAAGCGCCTTTAAAATCCTGTCCAAGCCGATGCCAAACACCAACACGTCTTACATGACCTTCTTCAACCAGCAGTATCCTGGTATGCAGTGGATTCGTGTTAACGAGCTGGAAGACATCGATGGCGCAGGCACTAAGGCCGCTCTGGTAATGGAGCGTAACGCTGATAACGCCTCCATGGAAATCCCGCAGCCGTTCGAACAACTGCCACCTCAGGCTAACAACCTGGCATTCAAGATTCCATGTCACAGCCGCGCTACCGGCGTACAGGTTTACCTGCCGCTGACCCTGCATCTCATCAAAGGCATTTAAGAGGCTTCGGCCTCTTTTCTTAAGGATTACCAATGAAGATTACAAACGCATCAGCACGACTGTATTACATCGACGGACAACAACTTGCCCCGGGCCAGACTGCCGAAGTTGATGAGAAGTGGAAAAATAACAAATCCGTCCAGGCCTCCATCACAAAAGGTGAGCTGAAAGTAGCCAGCAAAGGCGAAACCGTAACGGCCACTCAAATCCAAAAAAATGAAGTCGCAGAAAATGCGAAATCTGGCAAGGGCAAGGGTGGGAAAGGGAAAGCTCCTGCTGAACAAGAGCAACAGGAAGCTGGTTCTGATGAAGTAAATGCTGAAGTTCAGCAGCAAGAAGATAAGGTAGACGAGTAATGAACATTGCCGCATTTGAAGGTCTTACGCCTCTGGAAATCTTCCGCAAGCTAGCGCCTGAATTTGCGGCTGTTCCTGATGAGGTTGTTCAGGGTTACATCGACCTGGCATCACTGTTTGTCTGCGAAGACGAGTACGGAGATGCCTATAACGTAGCTCTGGCTCTAATGGCGGCCCATATCATGGCATCGCCTGGCGGTTACTCTGATAACGGCTCTACATCATCTGGTCGCATCCTCTCACGCAAGGAAGGTGATCTGGCAATCACTTATGGCAACGTATCAAGTGATTCCAGTTACCTCAGCGGGACTACATACGGAAATCTGCTACAACTCCTCCGCAAGAAGAGGGGGGCAGGATTCTCGATTATGACTCGCGGAGTCGTGGGGGGGTGCTTGTGTCCGTAAAAATCACAGACAACAAGCGGCAATGGGAAAGGTTCAGGCGAGAGCTCAAGGCAACCGGAAGCAAAGAGGTAGTTGTCGGCATCCAGAAGGGCGAGGTTAATGATGGAGTGCTTGTCGCTGAATACGCAGCATGGAACGAATTCGGCACGAGGACAATTCCATCACGCCCATTCATGCGCACATACTTCGACACATCGGCCTCTCGGCTGGAAAGGTTCGCTACAAATGGAGTAACGCAAATTCTCCTCGGCAGAGCAAGCTTCTCTCAGTTTCTGAATGCGGCAGGCGTATTTATGGTTGATGGCGTCAAGAAGAGCATATCTGGAGACGCCTGGACCCCAAACTCTCCAGTGACGATAGCGCTGAAGGGGTCATCAAAGCCGCTTATAGACACTGGCGTAATGCTTAATTCAGTCACCTTCGCCATTCATGATTACGGAAGGTCACAATGAGCAATCCGTTTCGCAGGCCTTATCAGGTATTTACTCCATCGCCTTCGGCTTTGGTTAACGGCGTCATTGTTGATGGGGTAATGACGGAGTCAACCGCTTACTTCAGCGTGCAAAGTATTAAAGATACGCAGGAGATTGAGAGTCTGGAAGGAGGGAGGAGGTTAACTGATTATCGCCGGCTGTACAGCGACACAAAGCTTCAGATTACTGATGATTTCCCCATGGCTCAGCCTTCACTTGTCGTTATTGATGGCTTTAACTACGAAGTTAAGCACCGTGAACCATGGCAAAACGGAATCATACCCCACTATAAATATTATGTGGTAAGGAAACGCGATGGCTGAAACCACAGTATCAACCTTCGTTCCTGATGCTGTAGAGTCTGCCGCTTACCGTGTTTTGTCCCAGCTATTACCCGTACCTCTCGCTTACGCCAATCAGAATAACTCCCGGCTTCCTCTGCCTTATGCCACGCTTCGTGTATCAACGCGTACGACCATTGGCAGGGATGAGCATGGCGAAGTAGATGATGAGGGTGTAATGCCGTCACACGGCGTTAGAGAAGGAACGGTGATGGTTAATGTGTACGGCGGAAGCGCACGAGAGCATTGCGACGATCTGATTAATAACATCCGTAAAACCACATCACGCTACCTGATGCGCAGAGAAAAATTCGTTATCGCAAACAGCGCCCAGGTTAACGACCTTACAGGTCTGCGAGATGAAGCAAACTTCGAAGCGATGGCGAATGTAGACCTTACATTCCGCTACACCGGCAAGTACACGGATAACGTAGGGCTCATAGAAACCGTTGATGCGACAGGCGACATCGGCGGAATAGAAACACACCTCACTATCGCCGTCACATCTGACTAATCAACACGGAGTTTCATCAATGGCAAATCTAAGCCAGATTGCCAACGTGACTATTTCGCTGGACACAGCGAGTATCGCGAAGGCGTCATTCGGCATTCCACTTGCAGTTTCGCCTACAACGGCATTCAGTGAGCGAATCCGGAAATATTCAAGCTACAGTGCGGCACAGCAGGACGGACTTGACCCGCAGACGCTCAAAGCGCTCTCAGCAGTATTTAGTCAGACCCCGCGCCCAAATCAGGCATGGGTAGGTCGCCGAAACGCCGTTTCTGTTGATCTGACAGTAACCAACGCGACGATCACAATGGGCAACATTTTCGCATTCAGCGTGAATGGCACCACCGTAACGTACACCGCAGCGAGCGGCGATGATGCTTCTGACGTATATACCGGTCTGAAAACAGCGCTGGCGGCACAATCTGTAGTTGATGCGTTGTTTACCAGCACCGCTGATGCTGAAGGGCTGCACCTGGTAGTGAAAGTTCCTGAGACAGCAACCATCGTTAAGCCAGTGACCAACCTGTCAATCGCAACCGCAGGCTCAGCAGACGGATTAGAAGCGGACCTTAACGCCATTCAGCAGGAAGACCCGGGCTGGTACGGCTTTGCTCTGGTAGAGCGTGGTGACGCACTAATTCAGGATGCGGCGGCATGGGCTGAGACGCAGACCAAACTGTTCTTCGCGTGCAGCAATACTGCTGATATCTGGACATCTGCTAATGACGATATCGCATCTCAGTTGCAGGACCTGCAATATCTGCGTACAGCTCTGATTGCTCACAAGGCAGCAGCGACTGAGTATCCTGAAATGGCATGGATGGGTCGATGCTTCACCATCGCGCCCGGTGGCGAAACGTGGGCGCTTAAAACACTGGCATCCATCACGCCTAGCAAGTTCAGCGACACAGAGCAGAGCTACATCTTCCAGAAGAACGCCAATGCTTACGAGCAGTACGCCGAAAATACCTACCTGATAAACAAAGGCAAGGTTGCATCTGGCGAATGGATTGATGTTGTGCGATTCCGTGACTGGCTTGTAGACACCATTCAGAAGAATATGGCTTCTCTGGTGATCCGCCAGAAGAAGGTGCCTTACACCAACGGCGGTATTGCCCTCATCGTCAACAACCTGAACGGTTCACTTATTCAGGGGCAGCAGGCAGGTGGAATCGCTCCTGATGAGCGTGACAGCGAAGGCAACACAATCCCTGGGTTCCGTATCACTTATCCAAATGCAGCAGACGTTTCTGCTGATATCAAAGCTACCCGAACTCTCTATATCGAGTTTGTGGCGCTTCTGGCTGGCGCAATCCAGGTGGTCGAAATCAAAGGCTCACTCACCTATAGCTACGAGGGCTAATTATGGCTGCTGAATTAACTGGCTCTTATGACGGCTCAGAAGTATTTGTCACTATCGGCCCGCTTCTATTAACCGGCTTCAGTGATGGAGACTCCATTACTGCTCGTAAGAACGCCAACTTCTATGAATCACGCGCAGGTCTCGATGGCTCAGTAGGTCGCGCGCGCGTAACGGATAAGCGCGGGCAGATCGAGCTTCATCTTTTGCAGACATCCGCGGCAAACGACGAACTATCTGCACTGATGAACCTTGATTCATTAACGCAGGACGGCAAGGCAGTGTATCCGGTATCAGTAACTGACTTCTCTGGTCGCACTGTTATCGCAGCAGGCCAGGCGTGGCTTTATCAGCTTGGCGACGTGGCCTTCTCAACTAACGAGGTTGGTGAACGCATTTACACCTTTGAGTGTGCTGACCTGAAATTCTCCCTCGGTGGTAACAACGTTTAACAATGCCGCCTTCGGGCGGTTTTTTTGAGGTCCATATGTCTCAGGAATTCGCAACCTTCCATATCGGTGACAAAGAGTTTAAAGCCGCCAAAATGAACGCCTTCGCTGCGGCAAAACATCTAGTGAAGCTGAAAACCTTGCTGGATAAAGGTCTGGCTTCAGGCGGTGATGCAAACGCCATTCAGTTACTGGCGGGCATCGATGAGAAAACGCTGGAGGAGGTCATCATTCCTATCCTGCGCGACTCATCAACATTCAGCGTTACTGACGAGAAGAAAATTGACAGCCCTAACGCAATGAACCTCGTGTTCACCGTAGACACGCTGTTCGACTTCTTCGAGCTGTGCTGGGAAGTTCTGAAGCTCAACTTCACCCCTTTTTTTACGAAAGTTCTCACCCTGTTTGGGTTAAGCCCAGAAGAGCTGGCAAATCGGGTTCAGTCACTGGCGAAAAGCGCGACCCGGGAAAGCTAAGGGAAGATGTTGAAACAGAGCTATGGGTGTGGCGGCCAATAATGAGAAATATGTGTACGGTTGCAGAGGTGAAGTCAGGCCTTATCACATGCGAAGACCTGCTCAAGCTTAACGCCCTCATAGAGATGACCGACTATCTGAACACGCCAATGGAGAAGTAAATGGTTATTCGAGAATTTCTGATCCGCCTCGGTCTTACCGGCTCAGATAGTGTTGGTCGAGGCCTGGACAGGGTAGACGGAAAGGTCGACAAAACCACTCAGTCATTCAATGCGCTTGGCGGCGTTCTTGCTACAGTATTCGGTGCTGTAACCATCTCAAACATTGCCAAAACCGCTGACGAGATGCAGTCTCTGGAGGCTCGCATTGGAATGCTGCCGCAGACCATCACTACCGGCGCAGAGGCGTTCGACACTGTGGCTCAAAGGGCAAGTGCAGCAAGGCAGGGGATTGAAGAGTACGCATCATTTTACATCAAGGCTGGTAACGCCACTCAGGACTTCTATAAAGACCAGGAGCAGGTTTTACAGCTTACCGATGCAGTCTCCATAGCGCTTGCTGCTTCAGGCTCAACAGCAGTGGCTCAGGGGCAGGCTTTCTTCCAGCTTGGTCAGGCAATTGGTTCTCCAACTGTCCAGATGGAAGAGATGAATACGCTTATTGACGTGGCTCCTGACCTGTTCAGAGCGCTTGGTAAAGCTATTCCAGGGGCGAACAATAACCTTAAGGCTTTCATCTCCACCGGCAAGGTGACTGGGAAAATGCTTGCTGAAGGGTTGATTAAGGTACTCCCGCAATTCGTCGACCAGTTTAAACAAATGCCTATGACTATTGGTCAGGCGCTTGTTCTTGTAAATAACAGATGGTCGATGTTTATCAACAGGCTTAACCGCAGCAGCGGAGCTGTGACATGGGTGGCAAATAAGTTCCTGTGGATGGCTGATAAAATCGAGTATGCACTGGACTCAGTTATCGATGCTCTTGGTGGCGCAGAGAATGCCGTAAAAATGCTTGGAGTGGCTCTTGGTGCAGCAGGCCTTGTAGGTTCTGTTTATCTCCTATCAGCAGCATTTACCGCACTCACAAGCCCTGTATTTTTGGTGATAGCTGCACTTGCTGCTCTGTTTCTTGTTGGTGAGGACATCAACTCCTGGCTCAATGGCAATAAATCGCTTCTGGGAGAAATGATCGGTCCTGTTTCTGAGTACACCGATTCAATCAACTCTTTGAAAGTGGCACTTACAGACATGAAGGATATGGCTGTATGGGCGCTGAATGTTCTCAACAGTCTGGCAAACTTCTTTAATTCCAGTCAGGACAAAGTTCAGGAGTGGGGCGATCAGTTAGGAACAACAAAATTCGCGCCATGGCTGAAGGAAAAGGCAGGGTGGCTTGTTGAAGACCTAGGTAAATGGGCGTCATGGGGCAATGCACAAACCAACGGTGCATTTGATATCCCCAGGATGTGGTCAGATACGCTTGCAGGGGTGAGAGGCTTCAACCAGGACGCAAAAGGTGGAAATACTCTACTCCCCAGCTATCAATCTCTTGCATTGCCACCGCCATCAGCAGCGTCTGGCCCTAAGATAGACGTCAACATCGGCAATATCTCAGTGCCTGCCGGAACGTCTGACGAGCAGGTTAAATTCCTTCAGGATAGCGCCAAATCAGCATTCAGTGACTACGGATGGAATGCGCTGGGTAACACATTAAACTTCAACACTGGAGGTTAGCATGGCAACTGATGTGCTTGGCTTCCTCTGGAACTCGTCAGGCGATAGCACCTTCAGGCTTAATGACCCTGGCGTCGGCAATCTTGAGTTTGACACGCTGGACCAGGAGACCCATGAGTGGACACGCGATGTGACAATGAATCCCGTAGAAAACGGGTCGCCAATATCAGATCACATCATCCGTCAGCCGAAAAAGATAACCGTTGCAGGCATGATAAGTAATGCACCAGTGACAGGGGTGTTAACTCAGGCAGCAAACGCTCTGGATAGCGGCTTCGACGGGGAAGACAGGGTTAACACAGCGATCAAGCTGCTTGACTCGCTCTATATTTCAAACGAACTGGTAACTATCTACACCAAAAACTACACCTACGAGAATATGCTCATTCAGGGAATTAACATTCCCAGAAGGGTGGATGATGGCGATGCGGTCAATTTTACGATAGATGCTGTTCAGGCAAATATCGTCAGCACAGCTACGACAGAGGTTCCGCCTGGTGTAGGCGTCAGGAAAACGGATGCGACCAGTAATGGCGCTACTGCTAAAGCCGGGACATCAAACTCAGCAGACCCAGCTACGGCTAACCGGGCTACGCCAACCAAAAACGTTGGTAAGAACACTGGCTCAATCCTGAGTCAGGCTTTGGATGGGTTATCCGGTTCTGGCGGTAAGCTTCAGGAATATCTCGGCAACATCATAGGTAATGTCACCCCATGACCCCACTAAACTTTCAGGCTGGATTTACTGACCAGACATTGCAGGCTGTTTTCGACGATACACCGGTTACGCTTCGCCTGCGATGGAATGAGCGCCTTGGCTTCTGGTCGCTTGGTATCTATGACCGTGAGTCATTGCCCATCATAACTGGAGTTAAGCTTGTACAGAATTACCCGCTTCTAAAGAACTTCAGTTTCGATAATTTCTCCGGAGATATCTACTTCATCCGTACGTATGGTGAAAAGGTTCGTCCTGATATCGATTCGATTGGAGGCGATCACCTGTTGGTGTATGCCACTAAGGAAGAAATAGATGAGTTTGTTTCTGCGAACGGGTGAAATCATTGTAGGCCAGCCTCAGGGTGAGGCAGTAAGCATTAAAGACCTGCGATTTGAGTTCGGCATCACCAAAACAGCCAGCAAAACCGCCAACGAAGCATCACTCAAAATCTACAACGCCGCCCCCACGACAATCACTTTGATGGAGACCGTAAATAACGTGGTCATCATCAAGGCTGGCTACGTCAATGACATCGGAGCTATCACCATCTTCACTGGTACAACATGCCGTAGCCGGACGTATCAGGACGGTCCTGACATCATCACGGAGATGGAATTAAGGGACAGCGTCATACCTTTACGCGACGCCAAGATAAGCGTTTCCTTCCCTCCAAATACGTCAGCAATGACCGTACTGGATGGGGTGGCGAAGAACTTCGGACTGCCAATCAAGAAGAGCATCAGCAAGGTTCAGGATAAGCAGTACGTCGGCGGGTATGCCTATAACGGTAGGGTGCGTGATGCTATGGACAGGGTCTGTAATTATCTTGGGCTGGAGTGGAGCGCTCAGGATAGCGAAATACAGATTATCAAAAAGGGTGGCGTCTATGCAGACACGGCTGTCGTGCTGTCGAAAGACACTGGCATGATCGGATATCCCCGCCGTGAAGCAAAAACCATGACCGAGAAGACGGCAGCCAAGCAGGGCATCAAATACGGTCAGAAAGGGATCGTCAGGACGGTTGTGGATGTAGAAGACCCAACGGCTAAACTAAAAGACCGGGTCACTCTTGAGGTGCAGGGCTACCGGGTGAAATCACTGCTCAATCCTGCCATTTATCCTGGTGCTTATGTTCAGCTTAAATCTCGCGGAATTGATGGGGAATTCTTCCGTGTTGAAGAAGCACATTACACCGGAGATACGCACGGGCAGGAATGGAGCGTGGAAGCGCTATTGAGGTTTATCTGATGGCTGATAACAGTGATGTAGTAGAAGCGCTTAGGCGGCTTGTAAGCTCCGAAATGGACACGGTAAACACCGCACTTCCATGCACTGTGGTTAGTTACTCAGGCGGCAAGGTAACGGTAAAGCCAGATGGCGAGAAAATATACGCAGATGGCGATACCAATGCCTATCCGGTACTGACCGATTTGCGTATGGTGTGGCCGCAGTTTGCAAACGGTCAGGCCGGATTGAAAGGCCCCGTCCAGGCTGGTGATAAATGCCTTTTGGTGGTCTGCCAGCAGGCAACCGATGGCAGCGACGACACAAGGCGATTCGACATCATCGACTCATACGTTATCCCTGGTGCTGGTTATAGTGATGCAGTCCCTGGCAACGATGACGTGAGAATGTATTTTGGCGATGCCTTCATTGCTATCGATGCCAACGGGAAAATGACCATTAATGCTCCAGGTGGGGTGGAAGAAACAACACCGTTGCATACCGTTAAAGGAAGCATGACCGTTGAGCAGTTGTTCACTTACCAGGGCGGCATGACTGGCTCGGGCGGTGAAACATCGGTAGCTACCATAACCGGCACGATGCAGGTGATTGGTGATGTGGTTATCAATGGCATCAGAATAGGCACTCACCGTCACCAAGGTGATAGCGGTGGCACTACAGGAGGCCCGGAGAACTAATGATTGATTTCAGACTTACAGATAACAAAGTCGTGTTCACTAACGGCCTTCTTCAGTACGTAGATGGAGCTGAGCGCGTCAGGCAGCAGGTAGAATTCAGGCTTAACCTGTGGCGCGGAGAGTGGTTCCTTGATAGTCAATTCGGAACGCCGTACTTACAAGATATTCTCGGTAAGCAGGTAACACTTAATGGTGCGCTATCAGCCATCCGTACAGAAATCCTCGCTGTAGAAGGTGTTACCGGCATAGTTGAGTTTACCTACAACTTTGACCGGGCAGAGCGAAAGCTGAGCATAGAGTTTACAGCCAACACTGAGTACGGGTTGGTGCAGTACCCCTGATAAATAATCCCTTCAATATGCCTCGCCAATGTGCGGGGCTTTTTTATGCCTGAAATAAGGTGCATATGGCTGATTACATTACTGCGACAGGCTTTGACAAGCCGACATTACCGGAGATGGTTCAGGAAATCGGTGATGCAATGGAAACGGTCGTCGGGCCGATTAACAGAGAGGCTGATTCGACCACCGGACAGTGGATCGGAATTGAAGCTGAGCAAAACGCAATTCACTTCGAAACTGAAGAGGAGTTGTGGGCTAGCCGGTTTCTTGCTTCTGCTGAGGGATTCGCTCTTGATGCTCTTGGCGACTGGATGGGTGGGATTACCCGGCATGGCAAAACCATGACAAAAGTGAACGCCGTTATTTATGGCTCTGAATCACGACTTGTTCCTTCTGGTTCTTTAGCTTCTTTCGGTAATTACCAGTTCAGACTGACGGCAGATTATACCATCTCACGCTCGACGCTTCTGGATGGAGAGGTGAGGGTATCTAACAACACACAAACCAGTTACACGGTACGGATTGCTGGCGTTGATCATACCTACACGAAAGTTGCAGGAGACACGGTAAACACCATTGCTACAGGCCTTGCCGCAGTAGTGGACTCAACAAGCCAGTATTCAGCCACAGCAAACGGCTCAGTAATCAGACTCACCTCTGAAAACCTTATTGAAGGTTACGCAGTGTCGCTTAGCGCTGGGTTGGCGTGGCAGTTAATTGGTTCACCGGCAATCTTTGAGGCTACTGAAGCAGGTCCGATTGTCGTTCCTGTTGGTGGATTTGATGTCGCCCCCTGA